AATGGTGAGATCAATGATTATGATTATAGAATGTCTATGAAACAATTTGATGATGAATTGAATAACGTTTCAGACGGTATTGACGATGATGATTTACGAGACCTTTTAGGGGGTCTAGGTATAGATCTATCAAATAACTAAAAGCTAATAAAGCATTAAAGTGGTCAAATTCGACCACTTTTTTCATATTTATATATATGAACAACAAAATAGAACAATTAAAAGAATATGCACGTATAATGAAGGATACACCTTACGCACTTAAAACGTACCTTCAGACATATGACAACACACAAAAAAAATTCGTGCCACTAGAGTTGTTTCCAGATCAAATACAATTGTTAAACGATTACGAAAGATTCAATGAAAATATCACAAGAAAATATAGACAAGCTGGTGTATCTACTGTTACTGCTGCTTGGATTTCTAAAAAATTACAACTAGCAAAGCCGGAAAACCCTGAAAGAGTTTTGATTATTGCGAACAAAAGAGACACCGCGATAGAGATGGCTAACAAGGTAAGAATGTTTTTAGATCAATGGCCAGATTGGATTAATGTTGGTTTTCACCCTGATAAAAATTCAGAAAGTAGATTTAGATTAAATAATGGATGTGAGGTTAAAGCTGTGGCCACATCTTCTGACGCATTGCGTGGATACACTCCAACTATATTGGTTTTTGATGAGGCTGCATATATTGAAGCTGGGGAAGATTTCTGGGCAGCATCTATGGCATCTCTATCAACTGGAGGTAAAATCATATTGATATCAACACCAAACGGTTATGACCCCATTTATTATGGTGTGTACGAACAAGCGATTAGAGGTATTAACGATTTCCATATCACTGATTTAAGATGGTTTAAAGACCCACGTTATACTAAAGATCTTAAATGGTTAAAGGTTCCAGACATTGTTCACTACATGTTAAATAGAGAGCAATATAATGATGATGAAATCACTTTAAATGACCCTGAATATGATTTGATGAAATATCAAGAATATATGGATCAAGGTTATCAACCATATTCAAGTTGGTTTGAATCTATGTCCAAAAAATTCAAGTATGATAAGAGAAAAATAGCACAAGAACTTGAATGTGACTTTTTAGGATCAGGTGATAGTGTAATTCCATCAGAAACTATGGAAAAAATAGCCAAGAATATGGTTAAAACACCTAACGAAAAATATATGCAAGGTACCTTATGGCAATGGAAAGAACCAATTGAAGGCCATCGTTATATTATGGGTGTCGATGTTAGTAGAGGTGATAGTGACGATTTTTCCGCAATTAATATTATTGACTTTGATGATAGAGAACAAGTTTTAGAATATATCGGTAAAATACCACCGGATGACTTAGCAAACATTGCGTACAAATGGGGGGTTCTATATAACGCATTTATTGTAATTGATATTACCGGAGGTATGGGGGTCGCAACATCGAGAAAGTTACAGGAGATGAATTACAGAGATTTGTTTATTGATGGTTTTAACACAAAAAACATGTGGGAATACAATCATAAGGCGTTGGAAAAAATACCGGGTATAAATTTCAATAATAAAAGAACACAAATAGTTGCTTGTTTTGAGGAGCAATTAAGACACGATTTTATAATTAGGTCACACAGATTACTAAACGAACTTAACACATTTGTTTATATTAATGGTAAACCTAATCACATGAAAGGCGCTCATGATGATGCAATTATGAGTATTGCGATTGCAATGTACGCTGGTGATATATCATTTACACAACTTAAAAGAAATGAGCAACAGAATAAAGCTATGCTTGAATCCTGGGTGATGTCTGAAAGAACATATGAAGCACCACAAAGTAATGTATATTCTTACGGTACTTCTTTTGATCAAGTTGGGATGATGCAAATAGATAGTTCGCCATATGCTAAGTCCTCCACGTCTAATATACCCGCGAAAGAACAATATAATCAATATTCATGGTTATTCGGTGGTAAAAAAAGGGTTGATTAATCCTTAAAATTTAATTAGATTAAATAGAATAGTATTTATATAGTATGGCGAATCAAGACTTGACCATTTATCAGAGGTTAACCAAAGTATTTGGGTTTCAAAACAAAGGGGATCAAAATCCACCTTCATTTAATTTTTCAAGAGAAGAATTATTAAAAACGGACGATCCGGTTGAATTTGAAAAGGCAAAGCTGCAAGCGCAGCAATCACAGTTTCTTTTTGATAAGTGGACTAAATTAGATAATTCATTATATAATCAATCGGTTTATTATGAACCGAATAGATTGGCGGCGTATTATGATTTTGAATCAATGGAATTTACTCCTGAGATATCGGCGGCTTTGGATATATATTCTGAAGAATCTACAACAATATCAGAAAAGGGTACGATCTTAAGTGTTTATTCGGAATCTACCCGAGTAAAAAATATTCTAACAGATTTATTTGAAAATAGGTTGGATATAAACACCAATCTCCAAATGTGGGCTAGAAATTTATGTAAGTATGGTGACAACTTTGTTTATTTAAAAAGTGATCCAGAAAAAGGTGTTGTTGGTTGCCAACAATTACCAAATATCGAAATTGAGAGATGGGAAGGAGCTCAAACAAGAACACCTAATCAAGGTGAAATTAGAATGCCGATTCGTGAATTGCGTTTTACATGGAAAAATAAAGACATGGAATTCCAGTCATGGGAAGTTGCACATTTTAGATTATTAGGTGATGATAGAAAACTTCCTTATGGTACATCAATGTTGGATAAGGTTAGAAGAATTTGGAAACAATTGCTTTTAGCTGAAGACGCAATGCTAATTTACAGAACATCAAGAGCACCTGAAAGAAGGGTGTTTAAAGTGTTTGTTGGTAACATGGATGATAAAGATATTGAAGCGTATGTACAGCGTGTTGCAAGTAAATTTAAAAGAGATACTGTTGTTGACCAAAGAAATGGCCAAGTTGATATGAGATATAATCAGATGGCTATTGATCAGGATTATTTTATACCAGTTCGTGATCCAGCAGCGCCTAGTCCAATTGAAACATTAGCTGGAGCACAAAACTTAGGTGAGATTGCTGATATCGAATATATTCAAAAGAAATTATTAGCGGCTCTTAGAATACCTAAAGCGTTTTTAGGTTTTGAAGAAGTTGTTGGTGATGGTAAAAATCTTGCATTAATGGATATTCGTTTTGCAAGAACAATCAACAGAGTACAAAAATCTTTAGTTCAAGAATTAAATAAAATAGCATTAATTCACTTATATCTTTTGGGCTTAGAAGATGAGTTAGAAAACTTTACATTAGGTTTAACTAATCCTTCTTCACAAGCAGATCTATTAAAGATTGAACAATGGAAAGAGAAAGTGACACTTTATAAAGATGCTACTTCAGATCAATCACAGGTAGGTATTCTTCCTGTTTCACATACTTGGGCTAAGAAAAATATCTTGGGTATGAGTGATAACGAGGTTATACTAGATCTTCAGCAACAAAGACTTGAAAGAGCAATGGGGGCTGAATTAACAAACACAGCTAAAATTATACCAAGATCTGGTGTATTTGATGAGGTGGATTCTAAGTATGGTATACCAGAAGAAGAAAGAGCTAAAGTAGATGCTGCAGCAGCTGAAGGAGGAGACTCTGGAATGGATATGACATCACCACCACCATCAGGAGGTGGCGATTCAGCGCCGGCAGAACCGTTAAGTGAAAGTAGAAAGATAAAAATGAATAATATTCTAGGAGAAAGTGATGATATTTCAGATTTATTTGATCTAGATAAGGCTAAGAAGAATATTTATGAAATAGAAAATAAATTAAAAGACATATTAAACCAATAAAAATGAGCAAAGTTGGTATCATTAAAACTAAACTGTTAAAAAAGTTGACCGAATCATACGGCAGCAAGAATAAATCTGAAATAAAAGATATTATTAAAACTATCCTTGAAAACAAGAAGTTTAAGGAAATGTATTTGTTTTATGAGGAGATCGAAAACAAATATATTGAAGATAAAGAAACCGCAAAGCTATACATTGAGGGGTTGGAGAATATGATAAATAGCCAATCAACAATTAATGAAATTGTTGATTTTTGTAAAAAATTAGATAAGAAATTGGGTGATGTGTCTTCAGAAAACAATGAATTATATGAATCTTTAGATCAATTATTTGCAAAAGACACTTTGTCAAATATTGAAAATAAAGTGATCGCTAGAAAGAAACTAGTTGAACACTTAACAAAGAAAAAAGATGTTACAATAAAAGATAATGAACCTTTTACTGTTAATGAAAGTCTTCTTTATGGTGTATTAGCAAATAACTTTAATGTTTTATACTCTAATACTTTAAACGAAGAACAAAAGAAAGATTTTAAAGATATTATGTCATTATCAAATGACGAGCTTGTTATTAAAACAGCTGAACTAAAGGAAGGGATCAATAATAAAATTGAAAGTCTTTTAGTAGAATCAAATGACAAGGAAATGAATGAAAAACTCAATAAAGTTAAACAAGAGGTAAATACAAAAGAAATTTCCAGATTAAATTACTTCAGATTAGTAGAATTAAAAAATGGTCTTGATTAATCGAGACCATTTTTAATTTTTTGCACATATATCGCTTTGCGAATTTCAGCGCGTCTTTTTACTGATGGTTTGACAAATTCTTGTCTCTCCCTTAACTTTTGAACCTGCTTCACTTTTTGAACTTTATACTTGTAAGTTCTTAAAGCAGATTCAAGGTTTTTTTCTTTTTTTAAGTCAATTATAATCATATAAAATAAATATAATACAATTTTTTGGAAAATTAAAAATTTTTAGTTATTATTATACTACACCATAATATAAATAAAATTATGTAAAAAGTTAATGAAAATCGGGAAATATATTCCCCTAGGGGATTATAAAGATGTAAAGATTGGTTATGGTACCGTAGATTTTAAAAATTTAAAAACCATTTATTTAAAACTAAACGCTTGGGTTGAACCAGAAAATGAAGAATTAGATTTTGATAAAACAATTCTGGTCGCTAGAAAATCACTGAAAGATTTAATAAGAACATACGATTTTAACAGTTATTTTAAAAAAGAAAGTATTGTTGATCTAGATATTAGGACAAAGGGAATAAAAATGAATAAGAGGTCCTTTATGAATTTAGAAATTACATTATTTGTAGATAATTTTTTCGATGTTAAATCTCAAAGTATAAAATCAATATTAAAAACTTTCCTTCAAACATCAATTGAGCGGTGTTTATCTGATAAAAGCCTGTTCAATTTTAACAAATCTAAGATTTGATTCAAAAATGCTTGTATTTATATGATATATTAATATATCTATAAATGAAAGTATTGGGACCAAATGAAACGGGTAAA